GAACATTGGCATATCAATACTTCCTTCGTTTGGGACCGCTGCCTAACCAGTCATTCAACGCGACCGTCTAACCTTGGTCGCAACCCTGTGCGCCGTCGCGCGGCGCGTTAATTCCACTGTTAGACCGCAAGGCGCGGCGCTCCTTTGTACTGCGGCTTAGGTGCCTCTCGCGGCGGACGGATCAGGCTCGCGACTATCAGTTTCCAATTCTTCGCCGTGTTCAGCACAACCTGCCCCGCATCGCCGTCAATCATCCCGGCCTTCACTGGCACTGAAACTTTGTCCAGCACATCGCACCGCACGGCGACATTGCTGCAACCGCTGTTGTAATAGCCAAGCCTGCCGAGCACGTGCTCCTCTGCGTATCTGCCAGCCCGTTCTGTCGCCAACGAGTAGCCACGGTCATCGGGTCGCCAGAGGGTTATGTAGGGGTCGCTCCTGTGGGTGTGGTGCACGCTGATGATGTAGTAGCTCATGGCTCGCTCCGTGTTGCGGTCTAACATTAGGTCGAGCGGACCGGCTAACCCGTCCCGCGTTCGTGTCGTTAATCGTGCAGGCCGCTCACCACGCTGTTAGGCGGCGCGACAATCTTGCTCTGCACCCATGCGCGCATTCGCGTCCAGCGCTGCGCTGGCGGCTCTTCCCAATACACCGCCTCGTCGTTCTGAAACACGATTTCCTGCGCCAGTGGCTCGGCGCTGTCGAATTTCTGCGCCACGGTAAACGAGTCATCTGGATCGATGGCGGCGAGGTCAATCCCGCGCGCGGCACCCACGACGCCGAGCGCGCAATGGCAGCCATCTTTTTCCAAGTCGTTGGCAATCAAAACCTTTTCCGGCATGGCATCCATTGACGCCGCTAGCTCTCGCAACAGTCGCTGGCCGCGCTTGCCGCGCATCGCCGACACCACGCTCCCGCGCCACATGATCATCTGCCAGTTGTCCTCGCCTTCTTCGGTGTAGCCGCTCCTGCTCATAGATCACCCACCACCGCCCGAATCGAGCACCTGCAATTCGGGTGGCTGTCGCGCATCGGCAGCGGCCCGGCGCCCAGGGTGTGTGGGCTCGTCGCTTCGTGCCTGCGGCAGATTGCCGACACGCGCTCATCCTCGGCGGTGATGTAGTCGTATTCGGTCACGCCGAGTTCGGCGTATTCGGCCTCCTTGCCCATCACTTGCGCCTGCGCGATCTCGCTGCGGGCCAAGCGCTCCCAGTCGTAGTCGTGGGCACCGAAGCGGGCGCGCAGTTGTTTGGCTACCTCGGGAGGGCTGAGGCCGTTGTAAGCGCCGTCGGCCAGCTCGGCGAGGATGTCATCGCGATACGTGCGTGCGACGGTGGAGCGAATCAGGCCGAGGGCGCGCTCGCGCATCAGGATGCGGGCATCTTCGCTGACGGCGCGCAGGGCGGCATCCACATCCAGATCGCCGGCAGCGTTTTCGACGCCGCGCAGCCATCCGTCAAGCATGCCGCGCATCAATGCGCCTTGGTCTGCGCCCTGCTGCAATTCAAACTTGTCAGCCATCTGCGCCAGTGTTGTTCGCAGCTCGGGCGCGAATGACCACGCCACGGCCTTGCCGACTACCTTGGCTTGCTTGGCGGGCAGGCTCAGCGCCGCCAGCGTAGCGGCCTGCAATGCGCCCCACGCGCTGAGCAATTCGCCGGTGGCGCGCGCTTCGATTCGCGGCAACTCGGCATCATCTTCGGCCCACGGCTCGCCGGTGCCGGACGCCTTGGTGCGCGGATGGCGGGCGAGCGCGCGCGCGCCGTGAATCGTGACGCTGCCATCGGTGTGAACGGTACCGTGAATCGTGATGCTGCCATCGGGGTGCATGGTGTAGCTCTTCGCTGCGCCCTGATCGGTGCCGGGCGGCGTGGGCGGCATGTTGCCGCCACTGCTGCCGCCGCGGCGCATGAATTCGGTTTGCGCATTGAGGAACGCCGCCTGCGCGCGCTTCAATTCGTCGTGCAGGCTGGGCAACTCCTGCACCAACTGCCAGTCGCCCGGTTTCCATGTCAGCCCGCGCCCGCGCAGCCACGTTTCAACAATGCGGCGCAGTCCCGGCAAGCGTCGCTCAAAGCGCGTACGGCTCTCTTGCAGCACCATCTCGCTCTGCTGCTGCGCCAGGCGCTCGGCGGTGGTCCACTGCAAGCCCAGCAGCCACGCCGGCACGCCGGTTTTGCCGACGATCTGCTCAAGCATGTGCCGAGCAGGCATCTCAATTTCCATCACCTGATCTTTGCCGCCGATCACTTCCAGCAGGATGTCGTCATCCGCGCCGATGGCCTGCACAAAGTCGGCACTATTGCCGGCGCGCTTGGCGTTGATGGTGGCGGCCAGATCGCGGGCCAAGCGATCGCGGCGCGTCGCCAGCGCGGCGGCGTCATCGGCCAGCCGGCGATTCTTGGTCTTGTACGTGAGTTTGTAGGACGGGTCCCCGAAGCGGTCCCACACGTGGCCGGTGGCGTTCTGGATTTTTAGCAGGATCTGCGCGACGAACTCCATCGACCGCATCACGCTGACGCCATACGGGTTATCGGCCTCCGGCTGATTGACTGCGTAGACCATGCGTGACGGGTCCAGCTGCGTGTAGTCGTGACCGGTCAGCACCGCGCTGGTGACGGCGCTTACACCGCGCCGCAACACCGCTTCCACTTGATCGGTGCCATCGCGGCGCAGCGACCCGGACCGCGCCGGGGCGCGATACCACCAGCGCAGCTGCAATGTCTCCGGATCGCGGTCGAAAGCGATGCCTTTCGCATCGGGCACGCGCAGGCCGATCAACTCGCGGCCGCGCTTGTCCATCACCATCTCGACTAATCCCAGCCCTTGCTCGTAAAGCTCGCCACCTTGCGAGGCATAGGCGGCTTGCAATCCGGCCTCCGCATCGTTGACGGGGATGCTCGCCATTAGGCCATCATTGATGGTGGCCACTAGCTCTTTGTTTGTGCCGGTAACGCGCACGATGCCGTCGAGTGTGACCAGGCGATTGATGGCACCGTCGAGGATGGGCAGCGCCTCGCGCAGCGCCTCGTAAAGATGGGGATTCACTTCGCGCGGGGTGAACGTCCCGAGCGCGCCTTGCCACGCGCCCAGCGATTGGCCAGCGCGCACGATCACGCTGCTGGCGTCGGGGTTTTTGGTGGCGGTGCGGCCGGTCAATTGGCGCGTGATCTGGCTCACACGTGACAGCAGGTTCATGGTTACCACTCCGTGATGACGTCGATGTTGGGTTGGCCAGCGGCGGCCAGGTGATTGCGCACAAACAGGCGCAGCGATGACGCGCTGGGGCAAGCCTCTTCCACGTAGACGCGCACACCGCTGTCGCCGATGTCCGTTTCGTAGCGCTCTGCGGAATTGCAGCGCAGGCGCGCCCAATTCACCACGCCGCCGATCTCGGTAAAGCGCGCCTTCGCTGCGTCGAGCGCTTCATCGGTGAGCACGCGGATGGCGGCCAGGGACAGGGTGCTGGTCATGCTGCATTCCTCGCATAAGACCCCGACGCGAACACATCCACGCTGCTGCCAAATTCGGCGTACAGCTTGCGAAGCATTTGCACGCGACGGGCGTCAATGTTGTGGTCGTTGGTCTTGCTGTAGATCGCCCACTTCGCGCCCTCGCGAGCGGTGTGGCTTGTCATCCAGTTCAGAGTTTCGGCGTCGTATGCCAGCGCGTAGCCGTGACGCTGGAAGCGCCGGATCATGCTTTGCGTGGCCCAGTGCTTGGCGGGCGCGCGCAAGGTTTTCTCGCCGGCGTCGTCGGTCGGATCACGCAAGGCCTCGCCATCCTCGCCGATGCAATCCACGCTGCCGGCGAACTGGTAGCCTGTCATGCGCTCGTCAAAGCGCGCCGCGCCGAACAACTCAAGCGCTTGCAGATCGCGCACCACCGCGGTGCCAGCAGAGCCAAGGTCTGCGCCCCACTGCGGCAATCGGCCAAACAGCGCATCCAGCCCATGGATCAACTCGGCCTGAGCGAGGTACGGCAAGCCACTGACCGACACGCGCAGATCGTCACGCAGGCGCTCGCCGATCTCCTCGCTGATGACGATCTCGGTGGGGTCGTGCGTTTCGCCAAAGTCGACACCGGCCCAGTACACACCGCGCACGCGCGGGCTGATGATGGGGTCGAGCAAGTCACGCATGGCGCGACGGCGCTCGGCATCGTCGCGGGACAAAAACGGCTGCAAGTCGACCACGGTATCAACGTCGCAATGCGCCTGACCGGACTTGCGGCCATCGGTCAGCACCAGTTCAATGCGCTCAAGCGTTACCGCCAGTTGATGGCGGGTGCGGTCGGCCTTGAGTTTGAGCAGGCGGAATGCGGGCAGCGGCAGAATGTTTGGCAGCAGCAAATCCCAACCGAACACCGGTGCCTCTGCGTCGCCCCACTCGCCCAGCACGTTGCGCACGTAGCCCGGTGATTGACGGCTGCCGAACAGGCGCACGAATTCGGCGTCGCGGTCATCTGACCAGAACGGCGGCGGCATGATGGTTTTCGGCCAGTGGAACTGGCGCCAGCCTTTGGCGCCCACCGGCAGATTCAGCACGGCCTGCGTGGACAACCTGAAGAATTCGGTATTGCGATCACCGTCCGGCACGCTGTAGATGCGACGCCGGCACCCCGGCTCACCCGCACGCCAGAATTCTGACCAGTGCAGTGCGCGCTTGAGCTTGGCGGCCTCGTCCATCAGTAGCAGACCGTTGACGTGCACGCCACGGAAGGCTTCGCCGTCGTGACCAGCGGGGCGGTAGTAGACACGCCCGATGCCGGGTTGCTCGCCATCACCCAGCGGCACAGTCAGAAAGCGCTGCATCATGTGCGGCGTGCGTTTTGGCTTGAGCCAGAACTGCGACAGCAGCCGCCCTTTGGCCTGCTCGCCGCCTTCGGTCACGCCTACCTGCTCTTCGATTGCAAGGATGATTTCATCCAGGTGCGTCTGCTGCGGCGCACCGACCAACACCCAGGGTCGGCGTACGGTGAAGCCCATCGCCGTGCACATCGCCCACAGCACGATGCAGACGATCTCGCGGGTTTTGCCTACCTCTGCGCCGTCCTGATGCACCACGTCTTGCCGCCACGCGCGCAGGCTGTCGCGCTGGTAGTTGAAGAATTTCCACGGCTGACCGGTGCGCGGCTCCAGCAGGTAAGTTTCACACCAGCGCACCGGGCATTCGAAGGTGAACAGCACGGCCGCGCCGGACAAATCAACGCCGTAATCGCCGCGGTCGAGGCCCTGATAGGACCAACCACGGCCCGCCATCCACGCGTCAAACTCGGGGATATCGAGCGTGCGACGCTCGGCAATCGACTGCACGAAGGCGGCGCGTTGAAGCTTGGCGGCGTTACTCTTCATCGGGGCCAAAGTGACCAGCGGGGCGGGGCCGCAATTCGGTGGTAACGGTCGCGCCTTCGATGTTCAGCGCGTGCTGGCGCGGGTCGAGGAACAACACAAGCTCGGCGCGGCCATTGCGCACGCTGGCATCGGCGCGCAACTCAAAACGCCAGCAGCCGTGCAGGGCCTCGCCGGTGTCGGCATTCACCACGCGCGGCTTGCCGTCGATGTCGATGCCCAGGTGCAGGCGCATCAGCTGGTCGCCTTCGGGGCGGGCAGTGTGCGGCCCGCTTTCGCGAAGATCGCACCGATGGCCGATTGCAGCGCACCTGCCCCTTCGTCTTCATCGGCCATGCGCTGGCGGGCCTTGGGTGTAGCCATCAGCTCGGACAGGTTCACGCCCAGCTTGTCTTGGAACATGATCAGTGCGCCCAGCGCGGGGTTCATTTTCAAGTCAAACACCATCGGCGCACCGGTGCGCGGATCGAGCACGGGGTCGCCGTCGCGATTGGTCTCGTACACCGGCCGCATCACGCCATGCTCGGCAACAGCCTGGCGAATCTGGTCGATGATGTGCAGATTGCTGGCGACCTCGCCGGCCAGCACACCGTGCATGCCATCCATCTCACCATCCGCCATGGCGTCCATGAGCGCCGTCAGTGCGCCGACGTAAACGGTCTTGTCCAGGCACGAGCCACCGGCGCGGGTGAGCCCGTCGAGCACCAGGCTGCACGGGTGCTCGCGGCGGGCTGCGTTGTCGGGATGGTAGGGGCACGTCGTCAGGCATGGCTTACCAAACATCTTGCTGATGCTGGACGCGCCCAGCCCGAAGCGCTGCAAGTTGGCGGCGGAATAGCGACCGTGCTTCCAGCTGTTGCGGCTAACGGCCGCCTTGCCTTCTTCTGTGATTGGCCCCGTGCTTTTGCCATTCAGCGCGCCAGCGGCCAAGGCAATCGGCGCATTTAGGCGGCGCTGCGCGACGGCCGCTTCGCTCATGGTGTACGCCCGCTTCGGCGGCTTCTGCGCCGCGATGCGCTGACGGTTGACAATGCTGCGAGAGCGCGGCGTTTTCATCGCGCGCCCTTTACCACGCGCGGCGCGCAAGTGTCGCCAGCAGTGTTGGCCAACGCGGTGTACACCGTCTGACGGCATAGGCCGAGCTCCGCGCAAATCTCGGGCGTTGGCACGCCAGCCGCGCGGGCTGCGCGGATCGATTCATCACGCAGCGGCCGGTAGAGCGACTGGATAAACCCGTTCCGCGTCGGAATCCGCATCGACTCGCCGCCGAACTCATCCATCACAGTAAGCACCGCCGGCAGCCCAATGCGCTGAGCGATCAGCGCCCATTGCCCGACCGTATCCGAAACTCGGCTGCTGTCGAACGCAGCGACCAGAGCGAGCTCGACAGGGGTGGGTGGATTGCCAGCTGAGCTAAGCTGTTTCATCGCCCAACCCTTCCAACTGGCGGGCCCAGCGCGGCAAGCCCTCAGGTGCGGTACCAAGCGCGGCGTGTTGGCGGTACGGCTTGAGCCTCACGCTGCGCTGGCGATTGCTGACTGCGATGTAGCGCCGAGTGGTTTCGATGGATTCATGACCCATCACGATGCGGATGCGTTCGATGTCGGTGCCGTCGTCGTACAGCTGCGTGGCGAACGTGCCGCGCCACACGTGCACGCCGGAGTGACGCACCTTGGCGCGAGCGGCATAGCGCGCGGTGACGCGCTCAACGCCGCCGACAGACAGCGCGGGCGGGTTGTCCAGCTGCTGCAGGCCGACGAACAGGCGGTCGTGATTCGTGGCAATCGTGGCGCGCACTTCCAACCACGTGAGCAGGGCCTTGATCACCGGCCCTTCGATCGCGACGGTTCGCTGTTTTGCGCCCTTGCCGTCGATTTTGACCACGGCTATCGCGCCGTCCAGGGTGATATCGGAAATCCGCAAGCGACTGGCCTCCTCGCGCCGCGCGCCGGTCGTGAGCAGCATCAGCAACATGCACCGGTCACGCGCCCGCAGCGACTCGGTTCGGCCTGACTCCACGACGGCGAAGATGGCGCGCAGCTCGCGGTCGCTGTGCCGGCGAGGTATCTGCCGGTCGACACGCGGCGCCACCAAACCCAGCGAGCAATCGCGCCCCCGGCCGCGGTGCGACCGCCAGCGGTAAAAACTCTTCACCGCCGAGCAGGCCACGGACCGGTGCGATTTGCCGTGCCGCCGCCCGATGAACATGGCTTTCAGCCAGCCTTCCAGCGCGTCAAGGTTGATCGCCCGCCAGTCCGCGCTCGGCATCTGCGCAGCCAGCCAGCCGCCCAAACTGATCAGCGCGCGGGCGTAATTCCCGGCGGTGGTCTGTCCGCGATATCCGCGCACCATGACGAGCCAGCACGCCCACCGCCACAGCTCGGCGAGCATGCCCGCCGGCCAGGTGGACGCCTCCGCCAGTCGCATCGACGCCGCCATCCGCCCGCCCATCCCGAGGATCGCATCGCGCTCCATCGCCTCCGACGCACTCAGCTCGCCCAGGAGCCCCGACTGCTCGACCGCTGTCATCGCACACCCCCGCAGCCCGTCACAGCGCTCAGCGCAGCGCAACCGGGCCAGCGTCGAAAATTCAAGGCGAGCGAAGCGGGCCCGCCGCGCGGTTCCCCCCGGACCCCCTTCCCATTTTTCGAGCCACCACCAGCTACGCCCGCCCCCTCGCCATGGCTGTGCTTTGGGTGGGGGGTGGGGCCCGCGCGTTCGGTCCCGACCCCGACCGCCACACCACAACCGTTACGAATCAATGACTTACGCCATGCGCCCGGAATCATTTCGGACTTGGCTGGGTCCGCCTTAGGACACCTATCCCGCCCCGAGTACTCACCGGGCATAGCCATGCTCGGGGCGGCTCTCAGCTCAGCGGCAGCGGAGCGGACAGGAAAGCATGCGCAGCGGTTCAGGGCGCAACGCAAGGGATTGCGATTGATTCTCATGCAGCCCGCCCCTCCTCATGGCTCCGCCCATGGCGCGCCATTGCCTGCTCGATGAGCTGATCTCGGTGGCTGGCATCGATCACCCCCAGGCTGTGCTGGTGTCGGACGAACTTCAGGGTGGATGTGAGTTGATCCTCGCGCGGCTTGTCCGGCGACGGATTGACCGAGACCCGCGGCGAGGCCGCTGCCATCGGCGATGACCCGGCGATGATGTCGCCGAGGATCGTGCTGATGAACCCGATGTTCAGCGGCTGAGCACTCCGTGCCGCCGCCCGCTTTGCCCGCCCCATGTCGATCGCAGCCGCCAGGTGCTCGCCGGTCACCCGCATCGCTGCCCACTTGGCAAGCTCCGAGCTCTTGAACGCCCGATCCAGCAGACCCCGGTGAATGCCGGCCGCCTGCAACCGCTGTTCGATTTCGATCACCGATAGCGCGTGCGCGTCGCTGTTGCTTTTGCTTTCGAAGCTGCTTACAGAGCAAGAGCTAGAAGCTGCAGAAGCAGAAGCTAAGAGATCGAGAGCTTCGCTCTCTCTCTCTAGGGGCGTGACAGAACGTGACACCTGTGACAAGGGCTTGTCACACCCATTCGCGCGGTTATTGTCAGCTTTTGCGGGCTCAGAATCTTTGGTAGCCCTGCTTTTGCGCTGACGTTCCGCCGCCGTTTCGTCGGTCTTGAGTCCCTGCCGTTTGCTCCACTCAGTCAGACGGCCCTGCTGGTTGATCATCCCGCGACTTGTCAGCGAGTTGATGATGCGTTCGACCATTGCCGGATCGATCTCTGCAAATGCAGCCCAGGCCCCGGCATCGAAGCTGAGCACCGACCCACGCGGCCGCGCCTGGCTTGCGCATTCGAGCAAGGCTGCCCAGGTCGCAGACACCTCGCAACGCCGGCACTCGGACAGCTTGGCGATGACCAGCCATTTCGAGTCCGTCATCGTGCCGTGGTAGAGGCGCAGCCAATCCATCAGGCGTGCCGCCGCGGCACCACTGAAACTCGCGCTTCAGTGACTCGATCCGACCCTGCGCTAAGCTGCCCCTGCCAAGCCTGTGCTTGGCGACCCAGATTCATCCCTGACACCGAGAGTCCCCGGCGGCATCGCGAACGGGTAACCTAAATCAATCAATATTATGTAGAAACGTGGCAGCACCTTGCGTGCTTTCGCGAATCTACCTAAAAATTCAATAGGTTATCTACCGCTGTGCCGCTTGTGTGGGCTCCGCTTTTGGCGGAACTACGTGATACCACGCGCTTATTGTATAGACACTCCGCCGCTCGCCAATCAGGCGAGTTTGTCGGATGAGCAGCAGGCGGCGTTGGCGCGGTTTGAGCGCTACCTGCTGGCGTTGCATCGTTCGCCGGACACCCGGCGGTTGTATGTCGGTACGGTCCGGCGATGGTTTGTTGCTGGCGGTGTGCCTGGTCACTTGGACGCCAGCCTGCTGCATCGCGAACTGGCGCTGATGCGCCAGCGGTGCGCGCCGAGCAGCGTCAATCTGACGCTGAAGGCACTGCGCAGCTTTTACCGGCTGCAGGCGGACTGGGGCTCGTGCAGCGCGGCTGAGCACATGCGTCTGCCTCGGCAACTCACGGTGCCGAAGCGATTGGTGCGCGTGCTGACGCCGGAACAAGTTGGCGAGGTGCTGGCCAGCGTGCCGTTGGATACGTTTGTTGGCCTGCGCGATTACACCATCGTGCGGCTGCTGTGGGAGTCGGGCCTGCGTGCGGGCGAAATGTCGGCGCTGGTGCTTGGCAGCCTGCTGCCCGACGGCATGCTGTTCGTCCACGGCAAGGCTCAGCGTGATCGCTATGTGCCGATCACGCCCGAAATGGCTGGTGTGCTCGATGGCTACATGCGCGCCCGCGGCGCGCTGCGCCCAGGGAAAAAGGCGGCGCTGTGGCTGACGCGCACCGGCCGACCGCTTGCCAACGGTCGATCCATTTGGGAAATCGTCCAGCGCAGGATCTGGACAGCGATTGGCCGCAAGGCCGGCTGGCACGCGGTGCAGCGATCGGGGCGGCCGTGGCAGGGCCACTATCCGCACGAGCTGCGCGCCAGCTTTGCCACCACCCTGCTGCGTAATGGCTGCCCGCTTACGGCTATCTCCCAGCTGATGGGGCATGCAGACGTAGCCACCACGGCGCTGTATCTCGGGCTTGATGTCGAGCATCTGCGCCAGGCGCTGAGCCTGCATCCGCGCGAAAGGCAAGCCCAAAAGCGGCGCGCAGATCATGCCGCCGCCCTCGCCGGTCTGGATGAGTGCTTGCCGAATGAGCGCGACTGCTGACGCTCAAGCCATGCCGGCGAGTCAGGCAACGAGGCCAAGCCGCGCACGAATTCGTCAAACGTCTCGCGGCCCAGCAGCTTCGATGATGTCACCCCGACCGCTTGCAAGCGCAGCCGGTAATCCTCCTCGCCCAATCCCTTGCGGGAGCGAGCCAGCACATGAACAAAGCGCACATGCTCAGCGGTCATGCGCCACGGCTTGCGGCGCACAGTCAAGTCGATGCCGCAGCAGTCTGTGCGCTCGGTTCGGCACTCGCAGCGTGGGCAGGTGCGGATGGTCATGGGTTGCCCCTCCGCCTCACCCGCCACTGCTGAATCTCATCAACAATCCCGCCGACGATGGCGAGCACCCCTATCGCGGCGAAAAAGATCATCGTCATGCTGCTGCCCTCGCCCCGCAAATCAGACCGACATTGCTGACGCCGAACGCGGATGGCGTGAGGCCTGCGGGCGCTGGCAGGTGCGCCATGTCGCCGAACGTAGTGGGCGAGACATACTGGTAGGGCTGGTGCCGACCGCGCCGGAGCAGATAGCCCTGGGCTGTCATTGCCGAAACGAGCCCGCAGAGCGAAAGCATGTCACAGCGGCCCTTCGCAACTCGCCGGATGCCGTCCAAAGTGAGGCCGTCCGGGTGCGCACGCACGGCCGTCAAGACCGCGTCGCGCAGGGCTTGCATTGGCTTGACCGGCGTCACGCCGCAGCCCTCACATCGACATCTGCGTGTTTGCGGATCAGCGCCCGCGTCACGCTGTCGGAATGCGCGCCATAGACCTGCTCAGTCGTCGAGCCGCTGGCGTGGCGGGCGTGAGCTTGGGCGATTTTTGGGCCTAGCTGCTCGTAAACATCGCCGAGACGGCGGTGGCGCAACAGGTGCCAGTGTAGTGCGGGCAGGCCGGCGGCTTCGCCGCGGCGTTTGCAGATCACGTGCAGCGACTGCCGCGACAAGCGTGTGCCGCGCGTCGATACAAACAGCGCGGTTTCACCCTCGCCGGCCATGCCGCTACGGATCTGCAGCCACTCCTCGACTGCGCGGATCGTGCGCTCGTTCACCGCTACGGTTTGGGTGTCGCCGCCCTTGCCGGCTACGTGCACCAACTGCCGTTTGATGTCGATGGTGCATTGGCTGCCGCTGCCGGGGATGTCGAGGCCGGCGACCTCGCTGATACGCAGCGCGCCGTCCAGTGCCAGGCGCAGCATCGCGCGGTCGCGGCGATCCATGCGGTTGTTGCGGCCGATGCCTTCGACCATCGCCATCAGTGCCGCCATCTCGGGCGCGGTGACGCGGCGGCTGCGAAAGCGCACGGATTCGCCCGCTGTCGGGTCGTGCCCGATCCAGCCCTCGGTCTTGCAGTATTTGAAGAAGCCCCGCAACACCACCAGCTTGCGCGCCTGGCTGCGCGGTGAAACCTGCTCAGCGGACAGCCGATCCAGCCACGCCGACACCGAGCGCGTGCTCTGCAGGGCGATCAGTGTGGCGTCGGCGCGATCGCGCACATGAAGCACGTACTGACCCAGATCGGTGGTGTAGCTCTTGATGGTGTTGGATGCCCTGCCCCGCCGCCGCAGACGATCCAAATAGCGGGCGATGCCGTCGCAGAGTGAGATAGCGCAGGTGAGCAGGTTCATGCCATCGCCCTCCCATGCACCACCCAAAAAAGGTCACGGATGGATCGCGGCAGAATGTCTTGAATTTTGAGCGCGTCCAGGTAGGCGCGTTCGATAACGTTAAAGTTGTTAATGACGGTGATGCCTTTCACCTCCGCAGCCTCCACAAGCGCCTGCAGGTCACTCTCGCTCGCGCCATCAATGATGTCTTTGATGGCGACATCCACTTGGACGGAATCGCTCACGTGGGCTTCAACCGTGATCGTACTCATGCCGCCGCCCCGCCCGGCCCATGCGCCGGGCGCCGCAACTGCGCCGCTGCGTCAAAAAGCGCGCGCTTGCCGTCGTGCAGGTTGCCACTGTTGCGGTATGCGCCAACGGCGGCATCGACCAGCGTCTTGGCATCGGTGCGCGCCCGCTTCGCCAGCCGGCGTGCCGACACGGTCAGCAGCAGCGTGTAGCTCACCCGTCCGGTCTTGGCTGCTGCGTGTGGCTCGTGTAGTCTTTCCATCGCCTTGGCTCCCATCCGTTAGTTCAAGGTATGCAGCGCCCGAGGTTCGAGCCTCGGGCGTTGCGCGTTTTGCGGGGCGAAAAACATCGGGCACGCCGCCGCGCGTGGCTCCGATAAAGCGCTGTCATCCGCGACGGTTGCGCCCAGCCCCACCACCATCAAAAACAGCCCGCCCGCCAGCAAGGGGGGAGTCCACGCCAGCAAGGGGGAGTGCTTGCGGGGATGCGTGGCGGACGGGCTGAACACGGGTCACCAAATCTCGACGCGCGCCACGCCGTCCACTGGCGCGGTGCTGCGGTTGGTGACGCTGAAAACGGTTAATCGATTGACGCGCTGAATCAGCGCTGCGTCCACATCCTCGTGACGGCTTTGCAGCTGCACCAAGCCCGCGCGTAGCCACGGCTTTTCGAGGCACAGCAGCACAGATCGCTCAGCGGGTGCCAGGCTGTAACTGACGTCACAGATGGCGGGATTGGCTGTCGGCGTGGGGGACTGCACGGCCGCGTTGGCGGTTGCCTCGCCGCTGACCCAATCGCCGCCAACCTCCTGCGACAGGGCGGTGCTCACCAGCGCTAGCATCATCACGCCCGCACACAGCAGTGCGGGCCATTCCAGCGTGCGTTTCATCCGGCGTTACTCCTCGTCAGGGGATGCACATTGACGCCGCGCGTGGCGGCGGTAATCGTGTGCTGCAGCGCCATTGCGACGGTTAGCAGCTCGTGTAACTCGCGCCGCGTCTTGGCGGCGTGCGGGCGGTCGGCGGTATTGATCTGGCCGTCGGCCAGCATCGGCGCCAGCGCATGCAGCACGTCGCCCGCCTCGCGCATCATGTCGGCCACTTGTGCGTGCTGCTCGCCGCCGGTGAGCGCCGGCAAAGGCACCGCGAGCAGGTCATAGCGTCCCGCCAGTTGGCTCAAGCAGCGCTGGCGATACGGCAGTGGCATGCTCAGCACGATGGCCTCCTCCAAGTCCACCGGCATCCGCACGTCACCGGCCAACATTCGCCGCAGCAGCTGGGCATTCGCGCGCGCGCCGGATTCGTACGTGTCTGCGGTGCCGCCGGCGTGAAACTCCACGCTGCGCTCATGCAGCGCAGTGCGCGTGTGGTAGGTCGTCACCACGGCATCGGCAAAGCTGCGCTCAGTGGTGCCGGTGGCGCGCATGGCTGCGGCCACTTGCTGGCAGATGGTCGTGGAGCGCGGCTCAAGCATGGGGCACTCGCACGTAGTAGCGGCCCATTTCGTGGTCGGGCACCGTCACGCAGCCTTCGTCGTCTGGCCCCAGCTGCCCCTTGAATGCATCGCAGCGCAGAATCGACAGGCGCGCGCGGGCATCCCGCGCGATGAAGGTCATCGGCAAATTGCCCACGCGCTGCACCGTGTCGCCCGCGTTCAATGCTGACGGGCTCACGCGAACAGCGCTCACGCGACCATCTCCGCCGGCAGGCCCAGCTCGACTGCCATCATCGTCAGCATGTCGCGGTCGGCGTCGCTGAGTAGGTCAAGGTCCACGTCCAACTCTTCGATTTCTTGAAGCAGCACCGCCCTCGCCTGCCGTCCCGTGCTCGCCGCATCGATCTGCCGCACCGCGCCCAGCAATGCCGTGCGCTTGGCCAACTTAATGAACTTGACAGTCAACGCGGACAACTGCGACGACTCGCGGCCATGCGGCTCCGAGCGCGGTGGCTCAGTGAGCTGAGTTATGTTCAATCTTTGTTCCCCGTGAAACGCTAGGCGCGTTCGTCAGCAGAAATGTGCCGTCAGCATCGGTGCTATGCATTGGCAAATGGGCGAGCGTGTCGTGGCTATCAAGGAGGCCGGCAAGCGTGGAGGTAGACCACCAACGCCCCCCCGCCGGCGCCGGAATACGCTGGTCGTGCAACATCCCGCGGATCGTGCGCAGCGAATAGCGGTGGCCGCGGTGCCACTCCACGATCATTTCGCGGATCGCCCAAATATCGCGCAGGCGAAGCAGGTCGCCATCCACCGCCAGGCAGCCGTAGGGAGTGGTTCCGAATACCTTGCCACGCTCGCGCAGCGACGTGCTCACCGCCGCAGTGCGCACGCTGGCCAGCTGTCGCTCGTACTCAGCGGTCGCCAGCATGATGTGCAACTGCAATCGCCCGCCCGGCGTGCTGGTGTCGATGTGCTCGCCAGCACTGATCACAACCCAGCCGGCGTCAGCGGCCTCGGCAAAAAAGCCCAGCGCGTCAAACAGGTTGCGGAACAGCCTGTCCATGCGCGCCACCAGCACACCGTCGGCATTGCCCGCGCGCAGCGTAGCCAGCAGCGCCGCCCCGCCCCGCCGTTTGCCCAACGCCTTGCCAGCGCTCACGCCCTCATCTGCCACCTGCTCGGCCAGTTGGTGACCGTTGTGGGCGGCAAAGCGCTGCAATCCGTGCTCCTGCGCCGCCAGGCTGTGGCCGGTTTCGGCTTGGTCGTCGGTGCTGACGCGAATATAGGGGATCAGGCGCATGGGTTAGGCGACTTTCTGCTGTGTTTCGACATTCGCGTAGATCTGATCCAGCGACATACGCAGAGCCTTGCCCAAGCGGATTGCACAAGCTGGCGGCGGTGTCGCTGCTTCAGTCTCCCAGTTCGCAATCTGACCGCGCGACGCGCCGATAAGGTCGGCCAACTGTCGTTGGGTCAGCCCTTTTCGGTGGCGCGCTGCCGCAATTGGGTTTGGCTTTTTCGATTCCATGGACACAGTAAACCAAACAGACACCGCCGTGTCAACTATTCGGACACGACAGAGAAAGCACGTCACTCCATGCTGTGCGAATGACAACGTTCGGCCAGCGCTTGCGCGCCGCACGTGAGGCGCGCGGATGGACACAAGAGTTCGTCGGGCTCGAACTCGACGTGACCAAGGCAAGCGTGAGCAAGTGGGAAAGAGATGCCGCTGAGCCGAGGCTCCGTCACCTTGGGCTTTTGGCTGCCCTGTTCACACGGACTATCGATTTTCTGGTTGTTGGCGAAAGGCCGGATGCGTACCGGGTTGCGGAGGAGGGAGCAGCTTACGGACGGGCGAGCGAAGCGCGCGCGGCAAACGCTAATGAAATTCTGCTTTTGAGCATCTTTCGAGCCTTGCCGCCGCCTCGCCAGCGCGCCCTGCTTGATCTGTTCGCGGCCACCGATCAGGCCAAAAGTTGACCCAACCAACCACGGAATCCGCCCCATGCGCACCATCATCATCGCGACCCTGGCCGTGGCCCTATCCGGCTGCATCTACACCAAACTTCACCCCGGCGCCGAAGCCGTGCGCGTGACTGCGAATGCCAACGCGGTCGAAGGGTGCGAGCTGCTCGGCGAGGTTAAGGGCGCCGACTTTCTGAACGGCGGCATCGCTGGGGCGTCAGCCGGGCAGGAAAACACCGACCGCCGACTGAAGAACAAAGGCCTGGCGCTAGGCGGCAACGTCGTGCATATCCGCGATGAAGACTCTAACTATTACGGTACGTCCGCGCGCGGCGACGTCTACCGCTGCGCCAAGTAGCTCACAGCCGCGAATCATCCGCGCCTTGCAGCACACCGGCATCTCGCAGTGCCGCCAAGCAGCCGCGGGCCGCCGTGTGGCGGCGAATGCAGCGCTCCCAGCGCGCGCCGTTGATAGTGTCGACTTCCTCGCTGTCGCCTAGCGTGGGGTCGGCCGGGTCCAGCACCGGGGCTTCGCACCTTGCCAGCGCAGTCGCGTCGCAATCAATCGGCTTCGGCGGCTCGGGCAATGCGCTCCAGCCGTTCGACGCGCAGCCGCTGCAGATCAGCAGGGCGGCGAATAGCAGCAAACTCGGGGTTCTCACGTATCACCTCTTTCACTTCGCGCACGCGCACGGTTTCATCGGCTGAGCTGTCGGCCATCGCATCCGCCAGGCGTGCGCCGATGGCGGCAAATTGCTGGCTCAGCGCCAACACGCGGTCAACTGCTGCGCCGTACGCCGTGGCCTGCGTGATCGCATGCCGCGCCTCCGCCGCTTGCCCGCCTTTGTGATAGCCCCACGCGCCCACGCCTCCCAGCGACGCCACCCAGATGGCGATCAGCCACGGCAGCAGCGGGCCCAGCGTGGCGCTCATCAGTCGCGCAAACATGGCTGCTCCTCGGTGATGATCTCGGCTGCCCAGTGGCTGGCGATCAAAGACGCGCTGCGCAGCTCGTCGGCGCGGCTGCTAAGGATGCTGTCCAGGTCCAGCGCGACCGACTGCATCTGATCCGACAGCGCAAGCAGCCGCTCGGCGATGAGCGCGCGCGCCGTCATGCGGCCAGCGCCAGATCAGCCTCGGCATCGCGGCGGCGATCCATGCCGCGCTGGATGGTGGTGCCGATCCAGATGCGCTTCATCGCGCGGATGAAGCGGGCGATGCAGGCCACGTCCTGCGCGGGCAGGCAGGTGTCGCGGATGGCGCGCATTTCGACGCGCTTATCGCCCGTCATGCTGCCGCCGCGGTTGAACACCAGGCTGGTCAGTGCGCCTTGAGCGTTGGCGGGCAGCATGTCGAAGTGCTGGTGGCCAAATACCCGGCGCGTGGTGCGCCAATACTTGAGCAGCATCGTCTGGTCGAACACCTCGCGCGCCAAGTCCCAGCGCACGGTGATGTCGGTCAGCGATCGCGCATGCGTGCGCGCCGACGTGCCGGTGATGCCGGCCGCCGTCTGCAAGCGATCCACGCGCGGATGCGCAAACCAGTCCAGCGCGATCACCTGCGCCGACTGATAGCCCAGGTCATAGCCAATGCCTACGGTCACGCCGGACGCCGCACCCGGCCAGATCGGCCGCTCGTACGTGGCGGTGTAAGCGGCCTGGCTGCCGATCTCGAACGCGATGATCAGATCCACCGCGCGCGCCGGCAGCAACTGCTGGACGGGTGCAGGCGGCTTGGGCGTGATGGGTAGTTCGGCGACGATGGCTGGCAGGCTTGGGACCATATTCCCGGCGTCACGAATATGGTCTTGGGTTGGGGCGCTCGCCTTGGGCGGGGCCGGCAACTCGCACGCCGCCAGCAGCAGGCACAACAGCAGAGTGAGCGCCCGCATCACCGCGCCGCCGTGTCGAACGTCAGCGAGCGCTTGCGTACGCGCCCGCTGCTGCTGGTGGCGGTCAGCGTGACCGTGTTGCGCCAGTTGGCCAAACCACCGGACACCTTGAACAGGTAGTTGCTGGCCAGCGTCACCACCACGGCCACCAGGGTGCCGGTGGTGCCCAGCGTCACGCTGGCCAGCGTGTCAGCGCCGAGCCATTCGGTGTAGTCGAGCGCATACACCTCGACGTCAGCCGGGTCGCGTGCGACGGGCAGTGCAGTATCGAGAATGGCGATGCTCACGCTGGCCAGCTCATGGCGAAAAGTGCGACAGCAGTAGCGCGAACAACAGCAGGTGACCGACGCGGTCAGCGATCCAGATCAGCGTGGCTTTGAGGCTTTCTGGCCCGTGACCAATTCGCTTGCCGTCGAGCGTGCGCTCAATGCCGCAGGCGTGGTCCAGCAACTCGCGCTCGTCCTTGTCGGTGAGCTCAAGGAAATAGCTGCGGCGGATCAGCCAGGTGAAGAACGCGGCTTGCACCACCGCAACCGCTACCACCAGTTGACCCCACAGTGATCCAAAGCCATCGACCCCCGCGCGCGGGTCAACAGCGGGGATCAGATACCAAGCGAACAACAGCGCCAGCAGCAGCAGCGGCAGCCATAAAACGGGCTCTTGCCAGCGGCCGAAAAAACCAAGGATCGACTTGAACATGATGCTCTCCTATCGCTGCGAATCGTCGTTGTCGCGCGCGCCCTTGCGTGACTCGGCAATCGGGCGCAACGCTTGGCTTGGCGCGTTTTCGCGGTCCCAGCTGGGGCGGTAGATCACGGACTTGAGGTCTTTCAACTCGCCGCGAATCTCGCCCCGAAACTCGGCGAAATCCTGACTAAGACCCGCAACCTGCATCGCCGTTGCCTGCGCCGTGAACATGCTGGTGGCGCCGGCTGCGATGGTGCCGCTGATCACCGCGATCACGATGGCCTCGATGATGCGGGCGCTTGGCTTGTTTGGCTCTGGCATGGTCTCGGCTCCGGTGTTGATGGCTGTCAATCCGCTGCGTCGAGGCGGTCGAGCGCGAGGCGGCACAGGCCGATGACGACGCGCGCGAGCAGGCGAACGGCGGTGCTCAGCTGTGCAGTGGTCAGCGTTGTGCTCGTGTCACGAAGGGGGCGCAACCCGTCAAGATTGCTTTCAAGCTGCTGGCGGATATTGCGCTCCGTAATCACGTTTGGATGATCCGGCGGAATCGCTTCAACAATCCACGTCTGCCGCCACTGGTCGCCGACACGCTCGGGCGCACCTTCGCGCACTTGCTTGCCCTCACCCGCCGGCGGCCGCTCCACTGCCCGCACGCGCGCAGCGCCGAACTGCGCCAGCGTTGCGTCGTCCGGATCCGCTGGCAGACTCACGACGCGGTAGTCACGCCGCCACGCCTCGTCTGCGTACGGGTACGCAACGATCTTCCCGCCGACTATTTTTGCGAATGCTGTGCTCATCATGCTGCCTTTATTTCGATCAGAGCGCCTCGGAGAGCAGTCTCCGACCCTGCCCATGACGCAGCGCTGTTCTGAGCCGCTGCGGAGGCTGCGTAAATGCGGTTCGCGGTGCTCAATCGGTTTCCGCCAACAGTCAATATGTCGACAAACGAGTTGCTAAACGAGCGGGCCGCAGACGCGGAGCTGCGGGAGTGCGCAGCGATCAGAATCGATCCTGGCGAGACGCCGATTGCACTCCCCGCACAATCGAGTGAAGTGGCTCCTGAACTGGATGAGTTGGTACTGACGTTGCCGACAGGCGTGCCGTTTACGCCGCTCAGTACGTATCCGATGTGACGGGCAAGCGCTCCCGCGTCCATGACGTACGTCGAAGGCTCGGACCCGCCAGCTATTTTGTAAAACGCAGACATGCAACTGGTTACGCCGCCCGCGATTTCGTTGAATATCTCAACAAACCCGGCGGCTGCTGTGTTCAGCACCGTGCTGCTCGGCCGAAGGCTGACGATTAAAACAAGCTGCCCGGCAGTTGCCGCCGCTGCAAAGGTGACGTTGTTTGACGCGTTTGCAGTTGCGGTCCTTATGACTGACACCGGCGTAACGCTTGCCGTCCGTCTGCCCGCTGCCGCCGCCAGCCAGTGCTCGATCACTTGATATCCAAAGCGCACAGAAACCCGCGCCAGACTGTGCCGGCATCGCTTGTCAGAAACAGCAGTTCATCAATACCCGCCGCTGTCAGCGTCGGCGCGGTGCCTCCCTGCCATTTCGTCGCCGCTGGCCACGTCTGCGCCGCACTTCCGCCGTTCGTGAGTCGCAGGAAAATCGCGCACAGATTGCCGGTCGGGGCCGGGTTTGAAAACGTCCACGTAGTCGCGCCGGTTGTCGTCGCAGACACCGCGTTGCCGCTTTCAAGATTGATTGTCGTCGCGCCGGACACATTACCTAGCGCTTGGCGCGTCACGCCGTAGTCGAGCAACACGGGCCGCTGTAGGTTCTGATCGGCCGCGTTGACCGCACCGCTCATTGTTCCGCCTGCGCGCGCGAGTGCAGCATCGGCCGTCGTGCCTTGCGCCGCTGTGGCGTATGCCGTGGCCGCAGTCGTTGCCGCAGTGCCGAGTTCCAGCAGAGTCCGTATTGCCGCCGCAGTCGCCGCTTTGAACACCTGCGCGCCAATCGTGGTCGCGCCTAAATTCGTCAGCGCGGCGTCAGCGTTCGTCAGGTCGGCAAGATTCGACGCTTTCACCAGCTTCGTCGCCAGCGCAGTCGTCATCGTGCCGACGAAATCAGCGTCATCGCCCAGCGCGGCAGCTAGCTCGTTCAGCGTGTCCAGTGCGCCGGGGGAGGACGCGATCAGATCAGCGATCAGCCCCTGCACAAATTCCGTGTTGGCAATCTGCTGGTTGTTCGTTGCAGCTGCTGCTGTCGGCGCGGTCGGCGTGTCCGTGAATGCTGGGCTTGCGAGAGGTGCTTTCAGGTTGATCGCAGTCTGCTGCGCCGTACTCACCGGCTTGTTCGCGTCGCTCGTGTTGTCGACATTGCCGAGGCCCACGTCGGCCTTCGCCAGCGACAGCGCGGTCTTCGCTTGGGCGGCGGTGAATGCTTTGATCAGCTTGCCGCTAGTGCCATCGAAAACGCAGAAATACTCATTGGTGGTGCTCGCCGGGCCAATCACGGCACCGTCGAGATTCATTTCCAGCAGCGCCCAATTTCCCCCGACGGTGGCATGGTTGCCGGCCGCGCTGGCATCCACCAGGCACAGCGCCATGTCGCCGGCCTTGACGCTCGGGCCGCTGGCTCCGCCGACCCTTCCGTCAACGCTGATCACGTACGTGTGACCGGCGTCTGCGGCG